TCTAAACCTTTTATTACATCTTCAGTAACTAATATGTATACTTCTTCATCTGGTTTATCTGGTGCATGTCCATTAACTCTTTTAAGTATTAAATATGTTTCATAATCTGTGATCCCTCTTTTAGCTCCTTTATCCATATAGTAAATTGTAGGATTATCTGCTACTTTAAGGAAAGAACCATTAGTAAATATTGGATGTTCTTTATTAATATCTTCTTGTTGTTCTGCTAGTTTTTGTTCTAAATCTACTACTTGTTTAGTTAACTGTGTTATTTCATTATCTCTTTCATCCAAAAAATCTCCTACATATTCTGAGCTTTGTTTTATTATAGCAATATGTGATTGTTCTCCAGATTTAGGAATTTCATAAAATATTTCTTGAAAATCTTTAAAAAATTGATTTACGTCTAATTTATCTTCTGGGGAAGAAAATAATTCTCCAAAATCTTTATCTACAGTATTTGAGAATCCTTTTTTTCCAAAAATTTGTTTAGTAAGTACAATAGGATGTTTAACGCTAACTACTTTATGTTTATGTTTAATTCCTGATTCGTTTTCTTCTAAAATAGTACCATGAGGATATTCTCCAAAATATGTGTGATGGTGTTGTACACCATTCCAGGTAACAGGTAAAATTTCAACAGACATATCTTCATAAACTACAAAATCATGATAGTGATTTTTTTTATTAGAAGTTCTCCCTCTGAATTTAACTACTTTAACAGAAGATTCTTCACCCTGTATTATTAATTTTGGATCTATTCTTCCCATTATCTAACTACTTTAAAATAATAATCTTCATCAAATATATTAATACCATCATTATTATCTGTTCTAAACTGTAATTTATAATAACGTTCTGGTTGTAACCCATCCATAAATAAATCAAAATACATACCATCATTATCTGCACTTAATTTAGTATATGATGTGTCAAAAGGGATTACTATCTCATCTGTTTCTGCGTCTCTTACACTATAATAACTTGTTTCTGGTAAATATTGTATATCTAAATAATTTGAACTAGTTACAAAGGTTCTATCAGGATATCTTTTTCTTGTAGTTAATCTAAAACGTTGTTTAGATTTTCTTTGAAAAGTAGCTTTATTATTATATAAAGATAAAAATATATCTCCACTATTTAATACAGTACTACTTCCACTTATAGAATAAGAAGAATCATCCCATTTAAAACATAATTGAGGGGGATAAATTGTATGAGTATCTACTGAAAAATATTGTAATTCTCCAAAACTAGCTGATACATCATCTTCTGTTAGTTTTGGTTTTTTAATTATAAATCCTTCATTTTCTATACCTGTAGGGTATGTTGCTCCTTGATAAAAACTTGCTGAAAAATATTTAATAATTTGTGTAACATCAAAATCTAAATCTAAATTATCTTCGTTAAAAAAAGAATTTTCGGCTCCATATGATGTACCTGTGTACCAAGTTCCTCCTCCAGATACGGGATAATGTCCATGACTAGATCCTGTAGTTCCTGATGCAAAACTTGACGTATGCCATTTGGCTCTTCCTGCTGATCCTGTGTCCGTTCTCATTTCCCAAGTACATCCATTAGAAGAAGTAGGATTATTTTTAAACCTACCTGTTCCTTCATCCCATGATTGTGAAACAGCATGTAATTCCACTATATGATCTGTATGTAAAGATTTATGTTCTGTAGAATATACTTTTAGATTAGATTGCCATGTTGATATTCCATTTAATTTATTTTCTAATACGTCTTTAATTTCTGTATTTTTAAATTTAATTAAAAACCTAGAGGGATAATATATTTCCATAGTAGAAGATTTTTCTTCAAGTAATTCTAATACTTCATCTCTACCCGTGTTTAATCCTACTCTATCAGGATGACTATATATTGTTGCATCTTTTTCAGGATATATAAAATAATATGCCATTTTAATATTGTGTTATTTTTCCTTTAATATCTACATTAGGATGTCTTAATTCAAATATACTAGGATCTAATGAAGGGTATATGATTCCCTTTACAGTAGCATCATCCATATCATATTTGTAAGGAGAATATCCTAGATCTATTCCTGCTATATTTTCTAATTTTACATTTGGAACTGATTGTACTCCCGTTATTTCTCCAATAGCATTATATATATCTGATATTATTATTGGTTGATTTATTTGCCATTTTTCTATATTAAAATATTCTCTTAATGCTGTTATACAATTAAGTAATACTTCTTGATTGTTAAAGTTTTTACGAGTTATTATTTCAAATTCTACAGTAAAATTAATATGAAAAGCATCCTTAAGATTAATAGCATCAGTTAACATCCTATTTTGTTCTAAATATGTTTGAAGGTTTTGTTTTGTAGCTCTATTTAAGGTTGTTAATTTTTTATTTTTATCATATCCTAAAGTATATAAATTTAATGCCATAGGATTAGGTATTCTATTAGGACCAGAGACTAAAGGTGAAATTTGATCATCTTGAGTTATATAAGCTTTAGCAACTCTACCAAATTTAGCAGGCATAGATAAAGTTCTAATTAAATAATCATCTTTAGTTACTGTTCTGTTTTGTGCTGAAAAAGCAGCCATTGCATTCATTCTTATTTCTTCTACTGAATCTCCTGCTCCCCCTCCTGTTGCTGCTTGAATATTGTTTACAGCTATTGAGTCTTTAGAGAATGTTAATAAAGTAGGTATTAAATTTGGTTCATGTTTTATACCTAATACTCCTGGTGTGTCTATACTTTTTGCTGCTACATTAGATTTTATTCCAAAAGGATTACATCTATAAGTTATAGTTAATGTAGTATTTGTAGGTACTACACCATAAGTTCCTGTGTATAAAAAATTAGAAGGATCATAGGCAAATTCTAATTGACTTCTTCCATCTTTAATACCTAAACCTATATTATCAGGATTAGGGATTATTCTTTCATCTATAATACTATTTTCTCCTGCTCCAAATTGTAATTCTAAGATATTATTTGATTTTAATCTAGTTACAAATCTTCTAGGAACTTTTTTTAATTTTACTAAATAAGGAGTTGATGCATTAAACCCATGTAATTCAGGATCATTACTTGCTATATTTTCAACATCTTCATAAATAGTGTCTTGAGCTAAATAAGGCACTTCATGGTATCTATTACCATCTAAATCTACTACTGATTCTACACTAATAATATTAGGTTCATCTAATTCTATAGTTTTAAATTTTTCATATCCCGCTACTTCAATTGTTTTTTGTTTTATTTCTCCCGAAAAAGCTTTTACATTCTTTTTTAATAGATAATATTCTGGTTTATTATTACTAGGGTTTATAGAGTAAACTGATGTTTCTAAAGGTTCAAATTCGGTATCTTGTTTAAAATTAACATCTGTTTCTGTTATAAAGCTAGGTCCTTCATTAGATAAAAAAGTAGATCCTTCTTCAATTGTAAGAGCATATTTCATGTCAGGTAAATAGTCGTTACTAGGATCTGAAGGTACTAATTGAAAAACTTCTAATTCTGTAGCTGATGTGTTTGTTGCTTGAGGTCTATAACCTAAAGAATAAGCTAAATTATATAAATTTTCTTTTTCTTGAGCTAATAATAAAAAGTTTTCTTGTAACTGTGTATGTTGATAATAAGATAAAATATCACCCACATAGGCTGCCATTTCCATGAACATAGTTCCAGGAGAAGATTCACTGAAATCGTTATAGGTGTCTGGAAAATATACTTGAGCAAAATCTTGTAGTTGAGTTTTAAAATCATCATAAGTTTTATTTAGATATTTTATATCTTTTCCTCTTTCTATATTTGATGTTTTTGAATATGCCATTTTATGCTTGGAAATTTATTTCTATTGCATCCATTGTATTATCTAATACTACTGAATAATATATGGATATTTGTAAAGTGTGTAATTCAGGAGTTGTGTTTGGGTTTACTCTTTTAATAAATATATCTGCTAGTTCTATTTCAGGTATATAAATAGAAGCTTGATCTATTATTTTTGTTTTTAAAGTTTCTTTATCAATGTATTGTTCAAATAAAAGACTTCTTATACCTACCCCAAAATTAGGTTCAAATAATCTTTCTCCAGGATCTGTAAGTAGTAAATTTATTAAATTACTTTTTACTTGATCTTTAGTAGTATAGGAAGAATTAAATACAGCAGGTCCATTAAAAGGTAAAGTAACACCTACTGCTACTTTGTCTGCTTCAGGTAAATCTATAGGATTTATTCTTATATTTTTTCTTTCTAAGATAGCCATTTATTATTTTCCTTTCTTTTTATCTATTGCTTGCATTAATGCTCTATAATCTCTATTTACAACCTTTTGTACTGGTTGAGGCATTGCTTCTATAGGCATTCCTGGAGTATTTCCTGATTCTAAATTTGTATCTCCTTGTGCTGTTTCATTTAAAAGGTCATTTAGTGCTTGATTACTTGTAAATGATTTAGGGGCAAATGTTTTTTTACCCATGATTTTTTCTCTTAAAGAATTTTTTGCTGCTTCAGGAACTTCAACCATTCTTTCTTTGTGCTCTGTGATTGTTGGTTTTAATTCATCACGTAAGTCTTCTTTAAGTGATTTGATTTCTCTACGTAACGCATAATCGATTTCTTCTCTAACTACTTTTCTAATTAGATTTTCAAAGGTTTTTGCTTTCATTTTACTTGTATTTGTTAATAAATATAAATTTAATTTGTTTTTTAATCATTTATTTTAAATTAATTACTAGGTTTAGGTCCTTTAGGATTTAATCTTAAATTATCTAATAAAATATTACTTTTTTTATTTCCTCTTTCTAAATCTGGAAACTCTAATATATCATTATCAGGATCTGTTGTATTCATTTCTAGATGTTGTTTTGTAGAATCTAAAGGATAATCAGCTCCTGCTGTGGTATCTTCTGAATTTAATGCAGCATTAAATCTTTCATATCCTATAGTTTCAAAATTAGCATTTCTAATGTAACGAATAAATTCATCATCTCCTGTATTTACATATTTTGCTAATATTTCTTCTGGAGACATTATATCTAATAATCCTGATAGTTTTTCTAATGTTGCCCCTTTATCATTACTAATATTATTAAGTCCCAATCCTGTTTGGTCATTTCCACTTCCTTTTCCTCCAGATCCGTCTCCTGCTGTTCCATCTCCCTTATTATTATCATCAGATCCAGAATTATTTTCACTACTTTGGGCACATGATATTAAAGCAAACATATATAACATTTCTAATATTCCTATTATACCTTCTAATAATCCTAATAATGCTGCTAATGCTGCTGCTATTTTTGCTAATAATTTAGCTATGGGATTAATATATTTTTTTAACATTTTTTTAATAAATTCCTTTGCTCTTGATACACATTGTACCCATTTTTTAATATTATATTCTGCTTTAGATATTAAGCGAGATAATAAATCTATAAATCCTCCTGTTCCTGTTCCTCCTAAAAATTTAACTACGATTTTTGCTATTTTTATTACTATTTTTAATACTTTTAAAATAACATTTAATATACTAATAATAGCATCTAATATGGATATTAGTCCATTTAACATAGCTAATAATGCAGATAATGCTGCAACTCCTGCTGCTGCTTTACCCAATATACCTTTTATTTTATTTAATGTATTTTTTAATTTATTATATTTAGCTTCTAATCTTTTTTTATCAGCAGGAGAACATCCTGTTGTTTTTACTTTTTCCATTACTTGATCTTCAGTAGGGATTTTATCTTTATATTGCATTATTTTTTGCATCCCTTTTTCTCTAGCCTTTGCTTTAAGACCATGTAATTTAGATTTTATTGTTGTTGCTATTTTACCTAATACTGCTTCCATAATTAAATTGTAAATACTCTTTTACTTGATATTTCACTTGTGTCTTCTTTAAATTCAAAATCCTTATTTGGATCAAATTTATAACCTATTCTAGCTGCTAGTTTTACTAAATGATCTTTTCTATATGTTTTTAAAGCTCCTACTAATGTAGGTGAAGGAACATCTCCTGCGGAATCTATATTTTCAGGTCCGTCTATTATATCACATAATGCATCAATAGCTGCTAATAAGTCTTTTAACCAAGTTTCTGTTGTTTCTCCTAATAAAACTGGT